TTCTGGGATATAAAATACTTATTTGTACAGTTTTTGAGCGATCGGGTTATTCTTGAGTTGTTCCTTGGCCACATCTAAGCCCGCAGAACCAGACGTCGCATACGGGTTAGGAGCGTCTTTGTTAGGATTGAAGTTATGATACGGCACCTGGTTGTATTGTTGCGTCCAGCCACCACTCATCACACCATCGCGACCATCGATGCGACTCGTATCGGAGCGAACACTGGTAACCAAGCCTGTCGTCTTTAATGGAGCCTCGCGGACGTTCATCCGTCCGGCATTACCACGACGGTTGGGGTTACCGCGACGGTCATCCGCACGGAAACCGTACCTTTGAAGCTGCTCGGCGGAATAACCGTGACCCCTCTTGTTTTCCAGTGCGAGATTGGTAGCCGGGGCAACGTTGTGTCCGTTATAGAAGTTACTAATACTCGGAGCCGGTTGGTTGTTATAATAGAATTGTTGAGTGTGTTCATCGTTCTTGAGTCGGGTGATATCTTGGGCATTCGTTAAGCCACTGACTACGCGTTTAGCCGGGGCATAACCTAAACCGTCTGTTCGCAAACCAGTCTCCGAACGATTGGTAGTTCGCATCGTGCGTTGATGAGACGGGCGAGTCCGGGCACCGGACATGCCTTGGGCATAACCACCAGCATTCGGAAGACGATCCGGAAGGAACGCCGTCTTTTCTGGCATATTATGACCAACCGTCGGGGTGGCCGTTCTAAGACCACCGCCCACGTCATGTCCTGGACCCGTGACACGGCCCGGTAATTGCGTAAGCTTGTGAGCGCCAACTAATGTAGGATTAACACGGAAAAGTTGTTGAAATCCACCCGTCGCCGGAGCATCCGGGTTACCTAAGCCCGGACCAACGAGTTGTTTTTCGATGGGGGCCAGATTATTCATTTTACCCTGATCATACATACGATCTCGCATGTCGAGGATTTCCTGACCTCCGCTTCTGGGCATGGGAGCCACATCAGCAAAGGTAGCCATCTCCTTCTTCTGGGGTATTTCCGTTCTAGGGGCAAATTGGGTTTGATTAAATTTAGGAACTTTATCGGAAAGAGTTTGTTCAGAGGGAGCTTCAATAATTTCTTCCTTTGGGACCGATTCTGCTGGATTCGATTCTGTGCTCAGGGCACGTCCGGCATATACGAGACCGGCAACCGCCAAAATGGAAATAGGATCAGCCATTCTTATATTATCAAAACATTTTTAATTATATCGCTTGTCAAACAGGCCGTTCTGGACATCGGCACGAGTACTCGCCGGGCCTTTGTATGCCACGGATTGGGGCGGCAAAACGACACCCTTGTCTTGAACCGGGAAGATACCTCGCTCCCATGTCTTGATCGGTTGTTTGTTGTGTGTAGATGTACTTTGCGGTCTCAAACGATCACTCGTTTCCACATATTGGGCAGGGGCACCCTTGCCAAATTTGGCGGGAGCCGTACCATATAACATGGTATTGGGACGGGCACCCATGCTGATAGAACTGGGTTGGGGGTAAACAAAAACATCATCGGTTGCGCTGCTCTTCGGAAGAGCGGGATTTTCGACGAGGGATAATCCGGGCTGGAGTTGGTACGCCATTTATTATTATGTGAGATTTATTATTTAGACATGTGTGAACCCGTGCATACCACTTCGTTTGTCTCCATCACTTCCAATTCCTGCGAACGCCTCTAATTGAACACCCCGAGCATTCGGGTTGCATGCAAACTGACTTCCACCCTTACATGATACGCCATTTTTGGGTCCATATAACCATTCAGCAAATGCGGTTTGATCTCCCGGAACCATCGAGACCGGTGCGGTAATGAATTGCCGAGAAGCCGCTTTGCGTTGGATATGGGGGAGGGGAGAACGAGATCGACCGGCATCGAACGGTACGCGCTGATCGACTAAAGCATGAATAATGGGTCGGACCGAAGAGTATTCACACGCCGGAGGACGATTAGGACGATCTGTGATGTCTGTCAATAAAACATTACCCATTGGATTGTCTCCGGATGGCATTTGACATCCAGAACCCGTAGATCGTGTGGGAACGCCATATGTTTCTTTAATCATGTTACTCCTGTACATAACATAAAGAACACCCAAAGAGGTTGCACCTAGGACAAACACTCTAATATCCCTACGAATTAAGTATAAAAAGCAAGTAGTGTAAATTATAAATCTTGAAGCCGAATTAACACGTTCGGCTGGTGTCTGTTTATTATTAGGCCAAAACTGCGAAATCTTGTCTTGTCTGATGAGCTGTCTTGGATCTTCGAACCAAACCTTTGTCATTTAGTATATCGTAAGTTTATTTTTTCAACATACCACCAAACATACTGTTCATGGTTTTCATGAGAGCGGCTTCATCCAATTCACCTCCCTCGTTTTCCATCTTGTCGGCACAATCCTTGGCGATACCCTCAATCATTGAGAGTGTCTCTGCGGGAATGGCGGTAATCGTGGTACCTAACATATATAAGGTTTGTAAATACTGCCAAATTGCGTCCTTTGTGTTGGAAGATAAGCTATCATTCCAATTATCCTTCAAATTAAGATCCTTGAGAAATTCAATATTACCAACTTCGTTTAATAAGAACGATTCGTCCTTGTTACTGATTTTATCCGCGTACGGGGTAATCCCCTTCATAAATCCATCGACAACCAATCTCGGATTCGCGGTTTTGGCCAATTCCAACTGAGCCATAAATTTTTTAATACCCTTCTCCTGTGGGAAAACCTTATGTAATTCCACAAGAAATTGTGACATCATGTCCGTGAACGCTGACACGCTCGCCATTTTTATGAATATATTTACTATCTAATCTTTAAGTTTGAGTTTAAAACGGTTCCGTCGAGATGGTCTCACGTTGCCCGACGCCCATGGAAACGATAAAATATATAAGTATGGCAACCAACGCCGCGGGCTTCGTGTACGCACTCGGTTGCAATTTACCCTCTTTGTTAAGCTGTGCCTTAGCATGTATATATCCTGCTGTAATACCACCACCAATCGCGGCCGCCCAGATTGGGTCTCTTAAATAGTCGGAAAGTTCCATTTAATAGTAACCAACTTTTTTTGTTCGGCGTTCTGGGGCATCCCCGAATAAGACACCGTCATCGGTCGGGGGGCTCATTTGCTGCTGACCAGTCGGATCCTGTACGGTGGGAATAGTTCTAAACTCATTATCGAGAGCGGACGGTTGCGTCGGCTCACCGTCTTCTTCCAAACTGGGCATTTCTTCCATTTCTTCGTGTTCCATCGTTTCATCGATGGGTTGCTCTTCGCCGCCCATCTGCTGTCCGATTTCACTGACATCGGCGCCGTCGGGAAGTGTTTCTGCGCCAGGTTGCTCGCCTTCTCCGTCATAAATGTCAGGATCTTCAGCATCGCCATCATGAGTACCATCGAGATCGATGTCTCTACTTTCTTGTGACATATAAGTTTGTAATATCTGCTGTACAGGTATGAGATCCTTCACGGAATTTTCGATGCAGGCAATGAAGCGAACCGCCAGTTGTTCATCTCTCGCATGTTCGCTTTGGTTTTCGTGTAATGCATAGGGATCTTTGTAAAGATCTTTGGCTGCCAAATTATAACATGTTTGAATGAATATTTCATTCGTTGGCAATTTTAAGCTTATCTTTTTGTTATCCGATTTAAGACGAACCGCGGATAATATCTTCGTGCAAGCGACAAAAACTGCGGCAAGGAGATCCGAATACCAAGCACATCTGGATGTGATGTTATCCGCGTGAGTCTTTGACATATTGTCACTCCAGTTCGGAACTTCTTTCAAAAGTTTCTGGAACATTTGCAATACTTTTCTGCCCTTGGACATTTTTACAGCTTCATCATACATAATTGAAAAGGTCTCTATCATAACCGGAACCATCAGGTGACACATCTGACCGAGGTACTCCTTTTTCGCCTCGACTAGAACATTCAAGTTATCCATTTATCATAGAGTGTGTTTTTAAAAAATAATTTAGTACGCACTGGTCATCTGTATTTATTTGCCGCCTTTCTGAGGTTAGCAAAACTAGGTAATTCTATATCATCTATCTCATCCTCGTCTCCTCGATCTTTCGTAGGTTTTTTAGTCTTAGGTATGAACCAAGATACATAAATATCTATCTCCGATACTCGCTGTGTGGTAAAACCGGATCTTCTAAGTTGTCTATCTATATACAGTGCCGCCTGTGGTCTATCGAATGCGGGATATCCCATGACGTATGTTGGTATCCTGAGAAATATCTGCTTATGACCATATTCTGCACTCTGACG